GCTGGTAGCGCGGATACGATCAATTAACCGCCTCTCCCGGTATGAGCCCTATCCCAAGCAGAAAGACTTCCACGCCCTCCCCGTCCGCGAGCGCCTCTTCGTCGCCGGCAACCAACTCGGCAAAACCATGGCCGGTGCCGCGGAACTCGCCATGCACCTTACAGGCAGCTATCCACCCTGGTGGACCGGCCGCCGCTTCGACCACCCCATAGTGGCAATCGCCGGATCCGAAAGCGCGGAGCTAACCCGCGATGGCGTTCAACGGCTCCTGATGGGGCCACCCGATCAAGAGGAGAACTGGGGCAGTGGCTTTATCCCGCAACACGCTATCGTGGCAAGAACACGCCGCATGGGCGTCTCGAATGCGCTTGATACAGTTAGCGTCCGCCACGCGTCAGGCGGCCAGTCCACCCTCTACTTCAAGTCCTACGATCAAGGCCGATCCAAATGGCAGGCCAACACCGTCCACGTCGTCTGGTTCGATGAAGAGCCACCCGAAGACGTCTACGTCGAAGGCCTGACCCGCACCAACGCCACCAACGGCATCGTCTACATGACCTTCACGCCACTCAAGGGCATGTCGGCCGTGGTGGCCAGGTTCTTCCTCGAGGAAAGCCCCGACCGCGCTCGCGTCACCATGACGATCGCCGACGCCCTGCACTACAGCCCGGAAGAACGCCAGCGCATCATCGACAGCTATCCGGCCCACGAACGCGAAGCGAGAACGCTCGGTATCCCGACGCTCGGCTCCGGCCTGATCTTTCCCGTGCTCGAGGAGAACATCATTGTCGCCCCGTTTGTTGTGCCAAGGCATTGGCCGCAGATTGGAGGGATAGATTTCGGATGGGACCATCCCACAAGTTGTACGCGCATTGCATGGGATCGCGACAACGATTGCGTGTATATCACAGCCGACTACCGGCAGCGAGAGCAGACGCCAATCTTTCACGCAGCAGCGATGAAACAATGGGGAGTCTGGTTGCCTTGGGCGTGGCCCCATGATGGTCTGAATGACCTGGCCGCCGGTCCTAATTTAGCCTCGCAGTACAGGGCGCAGGGGCTGAACCTCCTCCCTGAGCGCGCCACGTTCGAAGATGGATCGAACAGCGTCGAGGCGGGTCTCATGGAGATGCTGGATCGCATGCGGACAAACCGCCTGAAAATCTTCAGCACTTGCGGGACGTGGCTCGAAGAAAGGCGTATGTACCATCGAAAAGATGGTAAGGTTGTAAAGGAAAGAGACGACACAATCTCAAGTAGTAGATATGGGATAATGGCTTTACGCTTTGCGGATGTCGAGCGTTCGACTATCATCAAATACAACCCGCCCAAGATCATCTGAGGGGATGGCATGAAACGATATCAGGCTGCCAAACCCAATCGCTTCCTGCCGCCAAGCAATCGCGACCTCTGGGGGCCGTGTCGCTATCTCTGGGGTCCGCAGCCCGGCAAGGTCGAGACTTGGCGCGACAACAGGAAGTACCGGCCCGGTCTGCGCTATGCCCTCCGCAAGCTCGGCCCCCGCTGGTTCCCGCTCGTGAGCACCTACAACCCCCCGAAGATCATCTAGATGCCCACTGATCCTTCGACACGCTCAGGAGACCTCGCCGACGAGGATGCCCTCTACACCAAGCTGGAGAAACTTGGCTGCAAGTCATGGAAAGACCTGCGCTGGGTGCTGTGGGACATCGGCATTCCGCTCGAGGACAACCAGCCCGCCTCCAGAGCCATGCTGCGCGCCGCGCTCGATCATTTGAAGTCCAAACGCCCGAGAAAGGGTTCATCTCATGGCCCGAAGCTATAAGCCCCGACTCGGCTCGATCGACCCCAACGCCGGGGGCAAGGGCAGCGGTTCCCATGCTTCGACAGGCTCAGCAGAGGACATGTCGGACTCCGACCTCGCTGCACTGGTCAAGAGCCTGGTGGAGGAAAGCGAGGTGGCGCGGGACGACGATACGGACGGCGGGACGCTCAAAACGAGAGAAAGAGCCCAGGAATATTTCGACGGCAAGATGCCAGATACACCGAGCGATATCGGCCGGAGCAAAGTCATCTCGAAAGACCTCCGCGCCGTCATCAAGAAGGTCATGCCGTCGCTGGTCCGCACCATTCTCGGCAACGACCAGGTCGTGGAGTACATCCCGACCAAAGAAGGCGACGAGGCCTACCACGAGCAGGCCACCATCTACGTCAACGACGTGATCCTGCCCGAAACCTCCGGCTACGATGCCATCTATGACGCGATGCACGATGCCGCGCTGCAGCGCAACGGCATCCTCAAGTGGTGGTTTGAGGAGAAGGTCAAGGTCGGCGAAAAGCGATTTACCGGGCTCGATGAGGCGGCGTTCCAGCAACTCATCCTGCCGGAAGAGGTCGAGGTCAGGGAGCATAGCCAGTACAAGGTGCAGGTCGAGACCGTGGATCCGATGACCGGGCAACCGACCATGGTTCCGGAGCAGGTCCATGACGTGCTGGTCAAGATCATGAAGAAGCACCGCCAGGTCAAACTGGCCTGCTATCCCCGCGAGCAGTTCCTCATCCACCCCGACGCGCTGTCGATCGAAACGTCGCAGCTTGTGGGGACTGTGGAAAAAGTAACCCGCTCCGACCTCATTGCGATGGGCTACGACTACGACCAGGTGATGGAGCTGCCGCTCTCCGACGACAAGGACGAGCAGGAGCAGGCGGAAGCGACACGGCGCCGCAACCTCGAGGACGGCAAGACCTATTCCCCAGCCACTGAGGAGATCGATTACTACGACCTCTATGTGCGGGTGGATTATGACGACGACGGCATTGCCGAACTGAGGCGCATTGTCATGGCGGGCGCCCTGACGGAGGAAAACATCCTCGAAAACGAGATGTGGGACGACGCGCCGCTGGAGGACATCAAGATCGAGCGTCGCCCACACCAGTGGGAAGGCCAGTCGATCACGGATGATGTCGCCGACCTGCAGCAGATCAAGACGGTGCTGTGGCGTTCGACACTGGACAACATCTACAGCCAGAACAACCAGACGCCGGTCTATGTCGAAGGCTCGATCAAGAACCCGGACGCGTTCTACAACCGGAGGTTCGGCGAGCCGATCATTGCCAAGGCGGGATCCAACGCCAATGATGTGGTGTCGTACCTTCAGGTGCCGAACGTCACGAAAGACGCGTTTGCAATGCTGCCGTATATCGACAGTGTCTTAGAGGATCGCACCGGGATTTCCGACGCATCGAGCGGTTTAGCCCCCGACGCGCTGCAGAACGTGACGGCGAAGGCGACGGCGCTGATTGAGCAGCAGGGCATCGGCCAGACCGAGCAGATGGTGCGCACGGTGGCCCGCGGCGGTCTGGAGAAGATGTTCAAGGGCATTCTGAAGCTGATCGTGCAGCACCAGGACAAGCCGCGGACTGTGTGGCTGACGGATAAGTGGGTCACCTTCGATCCGCGCAACTGGAACGGCGAGATGGGCTGCAAGGTCAACACGGGTCTTGGGGCAGGGACCAGAGAGCGCGATATGGCGGCGATCGGCTTCGTGCTGCAGTTGCAGGAGAAGTTCCTGATGGCGATGGGGGCCGACGACAACCCGTTCGTAAGCCCGGAAAACCTGTGGAATGGCGTGCAGAAGGCGGTCCAGGCGACGGGCTTGCCGAGCGTGACCTCGTATTTCACCAAGCCGGACGAGCAGAAGCTGGAACAGCGCAAGCAGCAGAAGGCGCAGCAGGAGGATCCGCAGGAGAAAGCGGCCAGGCTGGCGGCGGAGAGTGCCATTGCGGTCGAGAAGGTGAAGGGCGAGGCAAATATGGCCGTTCAGGGCCAGAAGAGCCAAGCCGACGCGCAGAAGATGCAGATGGAGATGCAGAAGGAAGCAACGCTCGAGCAGGCGCGCATTCAGCGTGAGGCGGCGGTCGAGCGCGAGCAGATGCAGGCCGACCTGCAGGTGAAACTCGCCGAACTGCAGAAGGAACAGGCGATCGAGCAGCAGCGCATGGATTGGGAGCGCGAGAAACTGCAGATGGAGTTCGCGCACGAGATTGCCTTGAAGCAGTTGGACATGCGGCTGCAGGAGCGGCAGAACGAGATTGATGACCGGCGCCGGGTCGAGGACTATTCGAAGGAACTGTTCATGAAGGAGAAGGATGCTGAACAGCAAGAGGATCGGGGGGCGTTTCAGTGATCGACACTGAGGAACTGCTTGGGCAACTGCACGCCTATGCAAACAGCCAGCGCCACTCGTTTGTCACGCTACAGCAGATGGCGCGGGAGAGTGCCGCCGCCATTGAGGAACTGCGGGTACAGATCGCGGCCCGAGATGCTGCACTGCAAGAGATCATAGCCATGGACCCGAAGGGCATCCGAGCCGATGACTTGGGTCGATCTGTCCGCATTGCCCGCCAAGCCATGAATGGGACGAACGATGGCTGACCGCTGGAAGATCCTCGACATTCTGTCTGGTTCTGCCGGTCGGGCTGTCGATGCGGCCAAGAACTCGGATACGGATGAAGACTATCTAGCGCAGCGGCGGATGCGGGGGCTGTCGGATGCCGCCTTTGGCATATTCGATGTGCCTGCACAGGTTGCCAATGCGGCAATTGGGGACGTGGATTACTGGACCGGTGGCGGTTTGTCGGGCGGAACCTATGATCCCTACCAATTCCCGATGGCTTCCCAGTCAGCGGCAAATTTGGCAGCAGAAGCCCCCGGATTTAAGCCAT